CATGGGCGGCCGCATCTTCGGGTGTATCCGCAAACGACCAAGCCTTTGCCTTCGCGGTACAGGTATTCGCATAAGGAGAAATAAATGCCAACAACAGTAAGCCGAATTCCGCTATCGGGTTCAACTCATGGTCGTGGAATCAAAGTAGCCGCAACATCGTCTACTGGTACAACAATTCACACAGCAACATCATCAACAACAGATTGTGATGTTATTACGCTTTACGCATATAACTCGTCTGCGTCTGCTGTAAACCTCACTCTTCAATGGGGTGGAACTTCAACCCCTGATGATGACATCAAACTTTCAATTCCTGCTACATCAGGTTTGACCCTTGTGGTACCTGATATGGTTTTGAGAAACTCATTAGTTGTCGCCGCTTATGCGGGAACAACAAATGTTGTAACAATTCACGGATTCGTAAACCGCGTAGCGACTACCTGATAGGAGTTAGTGCGTGTCACTACCATCACGGCTTCTTAGCGCTAACCCGTCAGTTCAAGTTTCATCTTTGCTGACGGGTTCTATAACCACGCCTTCTGCTAAAACACCTTTGAGTTTTCAGGCAGATATTCTTCTTGTAGCAGGTGGCGGTGGCGCGGTTGGAGAGTACGGCGGTGGCGGTGGTGGTGCTGGTGGTCTTTTAGCGCTTACATCTCAATTATTGACTTCACTTACTCAATACACCGTAACAGTAGGCGCTGGTGGCGGTGGAAATGCCAACGGAAATAATTCTCAATTTGGTTCTCTTACTGCGGCAATAGGTGGTGGTAAGGGCGGAAGATGGAATGTTGGTAATGGTGGTAATGGTGGCTCAGGCGGCGGTGGTGGCTCCCAAAATAACTCAGGTAGTTATCTAGGCGGAACTGGTACATCAGGACAAGGTAACAATGGTGGTAATGGTAATACTGGTGGAGCAGGTTCGGGCGGTGGCGGTGGTGGCGCAGGTGGCGCTGGAACAAATGCTTCAGGCGGTACTGCTGGTGCTGGTGGTGTAGGTTCATCTGCTTATTCATCATGGGGTTCTGCTACATCAACAGGACAAAATGTTGGTGGAACTTATTATTACGCAGGTGGCGGTGGTGGCGGTGCTTTTACTGGAACACCTGCCGCTGGTGGCTCAGGCGGTGGTGGTTTGGGTATCAAAGATGGACAATATGCTCAACGCTCAACTTACGGCACACCAAATACAGGTGGCGGTGCTGGTGGTACTTCCGAAGGTACTGTTTCTAATGGCGGTTCAGGAATTGTTATTGTTCGAGTAGCGGATACTGTTGATTCTTTGGGTGGAATAAAAACGACAACTGGTGGATATAATTATCATACATTTCTAAGTACAAGTACATTTTTTATTTCCAATGGCAGTAAAGCAACAGGCGGAAGCATTTCAAGAGATAGCACTTATTGGTATCACACATTCGATTCATCAGGTACATTCACGCCAACACAATCACTAACGGTTGATGTTCTTGTTATCGCTGGCGGTGGTGGCGGTGGTGCGCCGAGCAGTTATTATGGTGGCGGTGGTGGCGGTGGTGGAATACTGCTATATACCTCTCAATCATTGACCGCGACTGGTTACAGCGTAACTGTTGGCGCAGGTGGCGCTGGTATTGCTTCAGGAAGTTCGGGTGCTGGCACTACTGGAAATAATTCACAATTTGGTTCATTGACCGCATCTAGTGGCGGTGGCGGTGGCGGTGGTGATGCTAACGGCGGTAAAAACGGCGGTTCAGGCGGTGGTGGATGGCGTACTTATCCAACCAACGGAACTGGAACTAATTGGCAAGGCACCAATGGTGGTAGAGGAGATAGTCAAGGCGCTGGCGGCGGTGGCGGTGGCGGTGGTCACGGAAATGTTTCAGGTGAATACCTTGGTGGAGGTCGCGGTGGAATAGGTGCGGCGCTTTATACTTCTTGGGGTGCTGGAACAGGCAGAGGTGAATTTAGTAGCGACATATATTATTTTGCTGGTGGCGGTGGTGGTTGTGGTACTGCTGATGTAGTCATTCCTGGAGGTACAGGCGGTGGCGGTTGGGGTGCTGGATGGCAGACTGCTAACACAGGAGCAACTGCGGGAACTGCTAATACTGGCGGTGGCGGTGGTGGCTGTGTTGGAGGTAGCAATGGTTCATACACAGGTGCTTCAGGCGCAGGTGGTTCGGGAATTGTTATAGTTAGATACGCGGCATAAAACAACAACAAAGATAAGGAGAAAATATATGGCGCACTTCGCAGAAATAGATGAGAATGGAACAGTTCTCCGCGTTCTTGTTGTCGATAACGCACAAGAATCGGATGGGCAAAACTTTCTCGCAAACACACTTGGTCTAGGTGGAACTTGGGTCAAGACTTCATACAACACACAAGGCGGTGTCCATTCAAATGGTGGAACTCCATTGCGTAAGAACTATGCTGGTGTTGGTTATACATACGATTCAGTTCGTGATGCTTTCATTCCTCCAAAGCCTTATGCTTCATGGATATTGAATGAAGATTCATGTACATGGGACGCCCCAGTTGTTTACCCGACTGATGGCGCAAGATATGTATGGAATGAAGAAACAACTTCTTGGGATGAAATAAGCGAGTAATATCCAATGACACCACATCTAGCCTCACAAAGAATTTTATTGCCTGGGTCTCGCGCATCTGCTTTGACAACAGGAAATATCACCTTGACTGGTGCTAGAAGTTCCTTTTTCCAACCATGGCAAAGAGTTGAATATCTAGTAATTGCTGGTGGTGGTGGCGGTGGTGACGCAGATGGAACCAGTTATTGCGGTGGCGGTGGTGGTGCTGGTGGTTATCGTTCTTCCGTTGCTGGTGAATCTTCAGGTGGCGGCGCAAGTGCTGAAACACCAATGTCTTTGACAACAGGCGTTACATACACAATTACGGTTGGTGCTGGCGGTGGTAGCAATTCCAATGGAAGTGATTCATCTATTTCAGGTTCGGGTCTAACTACTATCACTTCAACAGGTGGTGGTAGAGGAAAAGGTGCTTCTCGAACCGCAACTGGTGGCTCAGGTGGCGGTGGAAGAAATCGTTATCAAGAAGGTGGCGCTGGAACTGCTAATCAAGGATTCAATGGTGGATTTTGTGGAATCAATGTTGATGTTGCGCCTGGTGGCGGTGGTGCTGGTGCTGTTGGTGTAAATAGCAGTAGTTCTACAAATGCTGGCGCTGGTGGCGCTGGTGTTTCTTCAAGTATTACAGGAAGCGCTGTTACTAGAGGCGGTGGCGGTGGTGGTGGCGGAGATACTCCTGGGGCTGGTGGTTCAGGTGGCGGTGGTGCTGGAGGAAATCCTTCAGGAACCGCGGGAACTGCTAACACAGGCGGCGGCGGTGGCGGAGTTCGAGACAATGTTGGTGCGACTCCTCGTTCGGGAGCAAGCGGTGGCTCAGGTGTAGTTATTCTTCGTTATCCTAGTGCTTTGGGACAAGTTGGTAGTGGCGGAACAGTTACAACAACAACAGGTTATTACATTCATACATTCAATTCATCAAGCACATTAGTATTTTTTCCAGCACCAGTAAAAGCAAGTGGTGGGACTATCACTTATGATAATGGTTATTTTGTTCATTCATTTACAACTTCGGGAACATTTACTCCCTCATCATCTTTGACTGCTGACTATCTTGTTGTAGCAGGTGGTGGTGGTGCGGGTTCAACAACTGGTGGCGGATGGCAAGGTGGCGGTGGTGGTGCTGGTGGATATAGATATTTTACTTCGCAAAGTTTTGCTTCAGGAACCGCTTATACAGTAACCGTTGGCGCAGGTGGAGCAGGTGGTAATGGAACTGTCGGGAACCGAGGAAATAACGGTTCAACTTCCTCACTTATCGGTGGGGCTATTTCGACAAGTTCGAGTGGTGGCGGTGGCGGTGGTACAACAGGAACAAATAGTCCAAGCGTGAGACAGCCTGGGCTTTCAGGTGGTTCAGGTGGTGGCGCGGCGCAAGATACTGCTAGTAGTAGTGGCGGTTCAGGTAATGCTGGTGGCTATACTCCAGTTGAAGGTTACGCTGGTGGAAGCGTCAATGGTGGTACTCCATACGAAGCAGGAACAGGCGGTGGAGCAACTGGCGCTGGTGGACAAAATGGCGCAACACCAACAACAAACTATGCGAGTAATAGCATTACTGGAAGTTCTGTCAATTATGCGGCAGGTGGTTACTCTCTAGGTGGAGTAAGTTCAATCATCTCCGCAACTGCTAATACTGGTAATGGTGGCTCATCACAAGTTCAAGGTGGAGGAAGCCCCGTAAATACAGCAGGTGGTAATGGTGGTTCAGGTATAGTCATCATTCGTTATGCGGCATAACTAAAAGGAGAGAGAAATGGCTAAAGAAGCAAAAGTAGAACAAAAAGAAACAAAAGTATTTACTTATGAGGTAAAGATGATTGTTTCTATTTTCGACACAGATGAGAAATCGGCACAAGATAAACTTGACCGTGAAGGTGGTTATGTTTCTAAGAGGGATGTTGTTCTCTTAGATGCTCAACCCATTATCAAGTAAGGAGCAGTAAATGGCAGGAACAACGACCAAGGGTTTGCGGTACCCAACCGCAGGTGATAATCCTGCCGTCCATACTGATATTCAGAATCTCGCTACTGATGTCGATACAGAATTAGATGATTATGTATTGAAATCAACGCCAAGTTTTACAAGTTCAGTTGAACTTGGCGCTGGCGCTAACATTATTTTTGAAGGCTCTACAAACGATGGTTTTGAGACCACTCTTACCGTTGCTGACCCAACAGCGGATAGAACTATCACTTTGCCAAACGCAACTGGGACAGTAGTTCTTGCTGACGCAACTCAAACACTTACAAATAAAACTCTTACTTCGCCATCAATTAGCAATGCTACATTCACAGGTCAGGTAACTGGTCTTGAAATTGGGTTTAGTCAATCAATCGTATTTGAAGGCACAACAGCCGATGCTTATGAATTGACTTTATCGGCTGGAGAACCAACCGCCGATGTAACCGTGACCTTGCCAAATGAAACAGACAAACTAGCCAATGAAAACTTTGTTCGAACATCTGTTCTAATGCTTGGTGGAATGTAATGACCTTCACCTATTCGGGAGACCCAAGCACATCAACTAGAAATTATGTGCGCTTTCTTATTCATGATACAGATTCGACAGATGCGCTATTTAGCGATGAGGAATTGAATTATGTAATCAGCGAATGGAGTGGGGATGCCTATAACGCGGCGCGTGAATGTGCTGAAATCCTTATCGCTCGTTTTAGCCGTCTAGCCGACAGTAGTTCTAAGAGCGTTGGCGATATTTCTGTATCTGAGTCTTATTCATCCAAAGTAACCCATTACAAAGAGTTGGCTGAAAGTTTGATTCGTCGTCAGATGCGTAAGTCCCCTCCAAGACCATTCGTAAATGCTCAGGCTCTCAAGTCTACAAATGACAGAATTGTGGATGATTTCAATACCGACTTTTATGCTGGTATTCACGATAATCCAAACAATATCCAAGACAAACGCATAGTTGAGTAGGGATAGCCATGGACGCTATCTATAACAAAGTCGCAGAGTTCATGACCGATACGGTCAGTTTCTACGCTAAGTCCACCGTTGATAAGTACAACAAGACTACTTTTTCAAACAACGCCTCATCCGTCGTCGGACGATTGATTTATGACACTTTGAAATCTCGAGATGTTCAGGGAACAGAGGTCGTCGATGTTGGTCGATTCATAACTAAAGGACCACAGACGAGCATCACCGTCAATCATAAGATGGTGATAGGGGCGGACACTTTTACAATCAACTCTATCGATAATATCAAAGACGAAAATGGAGACCATCACACCGTCATCAGATTTGGCAGATAACCATGGCATCTAAAATGGGTATCCGTTTCGATTTGAACGGGGATGAGCAACTTGTAAAAGCGCTCAAAAGCGGTAAAGAAAAATCACCTAAAGCCATAGCCCAAGCAATATGGGAAGAGGCTAATATGATTTTTGCTAAATCACAGATATTGGTACCAGTTGATACAGGCGTCCTTCGTGGCTCAGGCGGAGTATCGGCTCCACAATTAGGTAGCCAAGGTTATTTTGTAGATATTTTCTATGGTGGTCCCGCCGCACCTTACGCTTTATATGTTCATGAAATTATTGGCAATTATCACAATCCTCCGACACAAGCCAAGTATCTTGAGCAACCACTTATGGAAGCGATGGACGGGCTACAAAGTAGACTCAAGGGTAGAATTGTGGACATTATCGAGAAAGGTAAACAAGGGTAATGGCAACTATTCTTGAATCCATTGGTGACTATTTAGTGACCAATAATCACGGCACCC